CTTACAGTTGTTATTGGTGCTGATGCTCCAGCAGTAGATGCACCAGATGATATAAGGGCAGTACTAGAACCACCACCTTGAGCAGACCCAGTTGAAGCAGTGCTTTGACTGGGTTTTCTATATGTTGAGATACCTATGAATTCTTCAGCGATAGATGTTTGTGTCTTCTTATTACCTTGGTCATCAACTTCAGCGTGAGGTAGGTACTTAGCAAGTTTCTTAAATTCATTAATGAAGTCAGTCACATAATCTTCACGTAGCAGATATATATTTCTCTTCTCTTCATTCTTATTGTAGTACACCTCAAAGTACGTTACTCCGTGACGACACTCTGCTTTGGGTACTACTGTACCATCAGGTCTGATGTATTGGAAATTCTCATTAACTACGATACCTTCATTAAATATCTTAGTTCCATCAGTAGCAAATATATCATTAGATTCATAGTGACTTATAAGATCAACATTACCAAATTCCTGTTCAACATATGCATATAGGTCAGCACGTGTCATTGGCCAGTCTTGATTCACGTTGATGATGTTATTAATTATCAACACAATCCAATCAAGACCTGAGTCACCGTAGAATTTACGAGCAACTTGATCTGGTCTTTCACCTTCTTCTATTTCATACTGTAAGAAACCTAATAGTGGTCCTTGTAGATCATCTTTGATTTTTATTCGTCTAAAGATGTTCCTACACAATTCATAGGGATGTACACCATCTTTGATGGTTCTGTTACGTACATAAACTTTAGGTAAGTATCTGAAGTATGCCATTAGCCTCTCACCATTTCTCTTGTAATGAATTGAGTTTCTTTAAATGTTACTGAAACATCCATAGCAGCAGGACCATAATCCCTTGCTGTATCTGCTCCATCTTTTAATGAATTGTATTGACCGTCAGGTGACGTGTTAACAGATAATGTGGACAGTACACACTTCGTAGGGAACCTAATTATCTTAGCAATACCAGCTGGTATCCTTGTAGCGTTATCTGTAGTGGACATCCTTACAATAGACAGTCTCATAATGTCAGGAATGTTAAGGAATCTAGCACCACCAATATATCCAGATTTACTTGTTAATACATTAGCAACATCTTCATTAAGGTTACCAAAATCATCTTGACCACCAGTAGAAGGAAGCATTGCAGTCCTTAGTGTTGATATGATTTCATAACATTCTTTTGCTTCTTTAGCATTACGTGGTGCAAATTTAAAGTTAAAAGCGTGATCTCTATAGTTGACACCTTTAAATGTTGTCTCTTGGTATGGGTTGAACACCTTCTTTGATGTTACTGCTAACAGATCATTAGCATCTGCAGATCCACCTACAGTACCAAGTGCTGCAGCTGCAGTGTCCATAACAAATTGTGGTTTAGCACTACCAGCAGTTTCTTGAGCAATAGCAACTGCATCATCCATTGTGTTACCACTTTTCACTGCGTTAGCTAAACCTACGCCAGCAGCACCAAGAGTAGTAACATTATAATTCGTAGAATATTGTTCATTTAACCCCACAGGAAGGTATAGATAAATAGTTTTTGAAATGTTGGACATATTAGCACCTTTATAAGGTTCTTTAAATCCACCACCATCACCTGTCCACGTATATGGATTTGCACCATTAGCACCCTGAGTCTTATAGATTGTTATTCTTAAATAATCTAAGTACTCGGTTTCATAATTATCATCGCCTCTAATACCACTATCGGTGTTTGGTACTTGTCTCGGTAACTGTCTAGGATAGACTAACGGTCCACTTAAAAAGTTAGACCTTGATTTACCATCATTAGTACCAGTATCCTTAAGTAACGAGTTGAGTGCTTTTGAAAATAGACTTGGAATCGACATTATGTCCTATAAAAGTTATTCAGGTAGGTTCAAACCATCAAATCCTGCAAAATATAAAGGGGATCCCACAAACATTATTTATAGATCTTTGTGGGAGAGGAAATTTATGGTATGGTGTGATAGAAATTTAAACGTTATGGAGTGGGCAAGTGAAGAAATTATTGTACCTTACATATCTCCTCTTGATAGGAAGCCTCACCGTTATTTCCCTGACTTTTATGTTAAATCGAGGGGAACCAACGGTAGACTCCAAAAGAGAGTTATTGAGATTAAACCTTATGCACAAACTCAACAACCGAAACGTGGGAGGAAGACTAAGAAGCTTCTAAAGGAGATTGCCACTTATGGTGTCAATCAAGCAAAATGGAAAGCAGCACGAGAGTACTGTAGAGACAGAAAGATGGAATTTGTGATATTAACAGAGCACGAGTTAAAGGTATGAGTCTCTTTGAGGATATAAAAGACTTATCAAATGGTAAACCTCAGTCACCTTCTTGGTGGAGGAGTCAGTTATTCTTTGGATTACAAGGACGTGGACTAGATAGTCCATTAATAGGTGCTGCTATCACATTCCAATATGATGCTAAATTTGGTGAAAGAATGCAGAAGTGGGATAAATACCCATTAGTATATGTTACTGGAGAAAGTACGAACCACTTTTGGGGTTCAAATGTACATTATTTACAACCAGCTGCTAGAAGAGCAGGGTTTACACCAGAACACCCACCTCAAACATTCCATAAATACTTGAGGAGTAATGTATTAAGTCCTTTTTACAACGTTCCAGAATCGGAATGGGATGATATAGGATTGATTCCCTCTGAACAATTCACCGTTACAGTTAACGGAAGAAATATCGACATCCCGACTAGAATTATATTCTAATGCCACATCGTCACCAAAATTCATTTACTCACTTTAGAGAGTTAGTAGCAACTGGAGCAAAAGAACCTGCTTTAGGTAATCTGTACTCCATTGATTTTGGCGTACCACCAATATTCGGGCGTATTCCAGGCTGGGAATTTAATCCATCAGAATATTGTGATGCATTGAATTACTTTGCTAGTAACGTGACAGTACCATCACGTAACGTTACTACAGGTGAGATACGTAACTTTGGTATTACTAGGACTTATGCTACAGGACAGACTGCGAACGAATTAAATATATCTTTTATGGTTACCAAAGATCAGTGGCATAGAAACTTCTATGAGAAGTGGATGAATGCTATGGCACCTGATTCTGAGAATAGAGTTGGTTTCTATGATGATTATGTTACTGAAGTATGGGTAAGGAAGTGGGAACGTGGTTCTAACTTATTGTCCAGAACTAGAAGAGCAGGTGTAGATTACTACGGTAGATTGAATAAAGCAGTTGGTGTATGGTGTTTTAGTGGCGTATATCCATATAATATGGGTACATTAGATTTTGGTAACGATAACAGCAGCGTACTAACACTACCTATTTCATTTAAGTTTGAGAGATATAGGTTCACTACTAAGGTACAACGTAATAAGGATTGGACTGGAGATCACGTGGTTAGTGATACAGCAGAGATTGCCAAGTTGTTAGGAATAAAAGACTTTAAGACTTCACAGCACGAAAATACACAGTACGGCGTATAGGCTAAATAGATATACTGAAGTGTAATACCCTTACAAGATGCCTTTACCCAAGCTGAGCATTCCAGATTATGAATGCGTGTTACCTCGTGGTCTCAAAGTGACCTATCGTCCATTTTTAGTTAAAGAGGAGAAACTTCTTTATCTTGCGATGGAGACTCAAAATCAGAAAGAAATGATAAAAGCCGTTAAGGATATTATCAAAGCTTGCACGAACGTTAAAAATTCTGCAACTCTTGCTACTTTTGAGATTGAATACTTATTTTTGAAGATTAGAGGTAAATCTGTTGGAGAAGTAAGTGAATTTAAACTCACTTGCCCTGATGATAATGAAACTCAGGTCGATGTTGAAGTTAATTTGGATCAAGTAGAAGTACAAATTCCAAAAGAACACACCAATATTATCAAACTTACTGATGAAATCACTTTAACGATGAAATATCCTTCATTGGATGTATTCGTTAAGAATAATTTGGTTGATAATCCTGGTATTGATGATGTATTTAAACTAGCAGCAGATTGTACTGAATCAATCGCTGATGGTGAAGAACTACACGAAGCAAAAGACTACAAGAAGGCAGAATTAGTTGCTTTCTATGAGGATATGAACAGTGGACAATTTGCTGAAGTGCAGAGGTTCTTCGAAACTATGCCTAAACTGTCGAAAGACATCGAGGTCTTCAACCCTAAAACTGAAGTAACCAGTACAGTTAAACTGGAGGGACTAGCAAGTTTTTTCGCGTAGCCCTAGCCCACGACTCGTTGATGAATATGTATGAAGTAAACTTCGCTATGATCCAGCATCATAAGTGGAGTTTAACTGAAATTGAGAATATGATGCCGTGGGAAAGGGATGTATACGTTAATATGCTACTTCGGTACCTTAGAGAAGAAGAACGTAGGCAGAAACAAGGTCAAATGAGTCCATCTCTTTAATGGCAAAGATAAAGATCAGATCCTTTTTACCATCGAAAGTTACAGGAGACATTCGAACAGATCCTACAGCTGCGATGACCGTACAAATCAATCGTTTAGGATTTGTGGTGGAGGATATTGGTAAATTAGTAGCCTGTATGTATGAAGAGAAATTAGATGCTGTACAAGATAATAAAAGGAAGAGGACACTATCACGGGATAAGTCACGTGAGGATAATATAGAGAAGAAGGTACAGAAGAAAGTAGCAGCTAAAGCACAGAAAGAATCTGGCAATTCAGATAAGAAGTCAGGCACTTGGTTACAGAAGTTATTGGAACCATTCAAATGGTTAGCAGAAAAGGCTTTAACCTGGTTTGCTTTGGACTGGCTGTCTAATCCAGACAATAAAAAGTTTATAGGTACGACACTTAATGTTATAGGTAAGTGGCTAGGGACATTTTGGAATGTATTCTCTAAAGGTGTTGGTTGGTTACTAGAAGCATTTAGTGAGAAGAGTCCAGTAATGGGTGCTCTTAAGATACTTGGTGGTATCGGAGCATTATTTTTAGCAGATAGGATACTTCAACCGTGGAAGTTACTTGGTGATTTCCAGAAGTTAAGTAAGTTCCTAGGACCAGGAATTGATAAGTTAGGAAAAGCACTTCAACAGGTAAAACCTGGTCAGTTGGCAAAGAACTTTGTCACCAACCCAGTGGCAATGTCACTAACTGCTGGTGTTGTATCAACAACCACTAGATTAGCAGCAGGTGATGATGCTGACGTTGCTATTGGTGCAGGTATTGGTGCTACTGTCACGTCACTTGGATTGACTGCACTGTTAACACCCATATTAGGACCATTTGCTCCTATAGTGGGCAGTATGCTTGGTGGTTTTATAGGAGATAAGATTGGTGCATTCCTTGGTGAAGCAATGAGACCTGTCTTTGGTCCCATTAAAGATTACTTTGTTGATGTATGGTTCCCAGCTATGAAGGCATTCATAGAACCAATTACTGGACCTGTGATGGATTTCTTCCAAGAGTTTCTACCAGTAATGAAGAAACTTGGAGAGTTCTTGGCACCTATAGCTGAGTCAGCAATAGTAGAGATTGGTAAGTTCTTAGGTGGAGTTGCAATGGTTCAGTTTCAATCATTAGTATGGATACTTAAGCACGGTGCTAGAGCTATAGCTGATTTTGTAGAAGGTGCAGGTGATCTTGGATCACGTATTGATATTGCAGGTGTATGGACATCTGATGTTGATAAAGCAGGTCAAGAGTTTAGAGATAGAGAGAGGGAAGTTAAAAATCATAAGAGATCTATAGCAGATTCCGAGAAGAAACTTGGAGAATTGATAAAACAAAGAGATGAAGACGGTAAAGGTGATGATAATTGGAAAGGATGGGGTTGGAGATATACCATTGGAGAACGTATAGAATTTGAAAAAGAACATATAATGAATCTTCAAAAGCAGCTTATACAAAGGGAGGCTGCTGTTGTTAAAGCAAAAGAGAAGTGGGAACTTGAAAAGGAAATTGCTCAACGGGAAGCTGAGGAGGCTAAAGTATTAGCTGCTGAGAGCTTAGCTATTGGAGATGGGGGTCATATTGTTACTTCAGAAGCAATGAGAGATCGCCAGATGCAATTATCACCTGGTATGCATATGGGTGTAGATATTGCCACACAGATTGGTGAAGAACTTAAAGCGTTCTTAGGTGGTACAGTACAACACGTAGGATATGATGAAGGATATGGTAATTATATTGCTTGGACATCTAGTGATGGTTTAGGTCAGTTATATGCTCATATGAAGGATATGTCACCATTTAAAGCAGGTGATACATTCCAAGCAGGAGCAATACTAGGTTATTCAGGTAATACTGGTAAAACTACTGGTCCTCATCTACATTGGGAGACAGCAAAGAATCCTCTTGATGTTGGTAAACCAAATACTGATCCTTTAAGTAGAATAAATCCTTTAGGTTTATATGGTAAAGAATCTCCATTCACAGGTAAACAAGAACCTGTTACTGAGATTACACCTACCAATGGTAATGAAGGGGGTGGACTAAATAATGAATTGATAGAGAGGTCTATTACAGAAGCATCTCAACAATGGAAAGGTTCTACCACTAATACTCAATTCATTGTTCAACCAGTGGTTAAGGAGGTCGTTAAGACTAACCAAACTAACGTCTCGATTATTACTAAACCAGCATCTATAAGCATAAATTAAATGACAGCAATAAGCAAGGTTAGATTCTTTAAAATGGTGACTCCGCCTGACAAGTCGGATGATACCAAAGTTTCTGTTGGAAATAAAACTATAGCAGGTAGTAGTTTTTCTACAACTATATCTGCTATTAATTCTTTAGGTGCTACAGTTAATAGTATTGCTGTAGCAATAAAAGAAGTTAAGGATCAGAATAAGCGTCAAGTTGACCGTCAGAAAAGAAATGCTGCTTTAGCATCTGATGCTGCTAGAGAGAAGAAGTTAGAAGCAGATAAAGATGGTGGTGGTGATGATAATACAGTAGCGAAGCTTGTTGGAGGAGGACTGGGATTCTTAGGGAATCTTATGAAGTTCTTCAAGGGTCTTATAATGTACAAGGCTCTTGATTGGATTAGTGATCCTGCTAATAGAGAACGAGTAAAAACAACGTTAGAAAGAATTAAAAAGTTCTGGGAGATGTTAGTTAGTGCATTTACTAAACTAAGCAATTGGATTGGAGAGAACTGGGAGAAGACGTTTGGTGAAGATAAGACCTTAATAGAGAGGTTACAAGGAATAGCTGGGCTTACAGGAGCATTAGCTGGACTAGCATTTCTAGCAAATCCAGTAGGTTTTATTAGTAATATCACTGGCATCCTTCAAATGGTTGGTGGTGGTATTGTTAACCTTGGTAAGTTCTTAGGTGGTAGTACTGTTGGTAGATCTCTATTGGCAGTTGGTCAAGGAGTTGAGGCTTATAATAGAACACTAAATGATGAAACGATACCAGAAGAAGATAGACAGTCAAGTGCTATAGGTGCTGGTGTCGGTAGTACTACTGGATCAATGGTTGGTAGTACTATTGGTGCTAGCTTCTTAGGACCTATTGGTGGTATTATTGGTGCTGCTCTCGGTGGATTTATAGGTGAGAACGTTGGTAAGTTCCTTGGTCCTATTGCTGAGGACTTCTTTAAAGGAATTAAGGAGGTCTTTGATGTGGTTATGGAATGGTTCGAGAAACTTATGGAACCATTAAAACAAGCAGTATCAGAGGTATTTGAAGCACTTGGTCCTGTAATGCAAACGATAGTCGATAAACTTAAAGAACATATGCCTTTCATTGAAAAGGTAATGGGTATTTTAGGTACGGTTGTCTTTGGTCCTTTGATTCTGTTGCTTAAAGGTTTGACTGGTCTACTCAAATTAGTACCAACAGAGTCTGAGATGAGTGAAATAAAGGATGGACAGGAGACTAATGGTGATACACCAGAAGCAAGTAAGGGTGGAATAATACCGTACAGATCTATTGGTGGTATCGTTCCATTTAATATGGACTTTAAACTACCTGAGAGAAGTCAAGGTGGTTGGATAAATGGTCCTCAGTCTGGTTATCCTGTTAGTCTGGATGGTAGAGGTGTTGATTTCATTGGTCACGGACTAGAGTATGTTGCAAAGAGATCGTCAGGTGGATTTGTTATACCCGTTGACACACCACACACCCGTAGAGATCCTGGTTTAACTAAGAGACAAGCAGTTCAAGCAAAGGCATTTGGATACAAGGTTCCTGGATTCTCTGAAGGTGGTAAGGTTAATATTGATAAATTTGTTTCATCTCCAGTACTTAATTTACCTGAATTAAGTCAAGGTGGTTTGGCAGAGGAGTCTGATTCTGCATTTATGAGAAGGATGATCACTTCTGGAATGATAGAATCTCCAGTAACAAATAATATTCACTTTGACATAGATGGAACAGAGTCTGATTCTCAACTAATGATAAAGGCGATCAAAGCTCAACAGAATTCAACTGGACAGAATCTTAATGATATGGTTGGTAGAGTTAAGGATGCAGCCTCCTCAATAAACTTGACTGGAAATGAGTCTGATTCTCAAATAATGTTAAAGGCAATCAAAGCTCAACAAGAGTCTGTTCCTCAAGATGTTACTGAAATACCTATCACTAGAGAAGGTAAGCGTAACCCTGCAGCACCATTCTTAGTAAGTAGATTCGGTAGAAATGCTGAGTCTAGTAACCCAGTAAGCAACTTCTTATGAGCGACTTACCAATACAACCTAAAGGTTATAAGATAACCAAATTCAATCTTATAACTAA